AAGCTACTAAGGCTGGAAAGCAGTTTGCCAAGCAGCCTAAAAAGATTGCTGAAAAGATCAAGGGGTTCAGATGAAAAGCCCAGCCTATACACGCAAAGAAGGTCAGAACCCAAAAGGCGGCTTGAACGCCAAGGGAAGGGCTGCGGCAAAGGCTGAAGGCATGAACCTCAAGCCTCCTGTCAAGTCTGGTGACAATCCCCGCAGAGCATCGTTCTTGGCTCGCATGGCTGGCAACGCTGGCCCTGAGTACAAAGATGGTGAACCAACTCGATTGTTGTTAAGTCTGAGGGCTTGGGGTGCATCATCAAAAGCAGATGCCAAAGCCAAGGCAAAACGCATCTCTGAACGCAACAAGGCCAAGTGATGCAGATACCTATCCTGAACGGTATTTACACCGATAACACACCAGAACTGCGTACCAGTTACCCAGTGAATCTTGTGCCTGTGCCAAAGCAGTCAGGCATCAGCAATGGGTTTTTGCGACCAGGTGATGGCATTGTGGCAAATGGCACAGGCCCAGGCGTTGACCGAGGCGGCATTAACTGGAGAGGTCAGTTATATCGAGTCATGGGTACAAAGCTGGTAGAAATCGATAACGTAGGCGCAGTCACCGTGCTTGGTGATGTGGGTGGGCCAACAAATCAACTGGTGACATTTGATTACAGCTTTGATTTACTTGCTATTGCATCAGGTGGTCGACTGTACTATTGGAATCCATTAACTGCCACTCTCACGCAAGTGACAGACCCAGACCTTGGGGTTGTACTAGATGTGGCATGGGTTGATGGCTATTTTATGACTACTGATGGTGCTAATTTGGTCGTGACCGAGTTAACAGACCCAACGCAAGTCAACCCTTTGAAATATGGTAGTTCAGAAGTTGACCCAGACCCTGTGGTAGCACTCATCAAGTTGCGAAACGAGGTCTATGCGCTTAATAGCAATACCATTGAGGTATTTGATAATGTGGGTGGCGAGTTGTTTCCATTCGCACGTATTGATGGCGCACAAGTCCAAAAGGGCGTACTTGGCACACACGCATGTTGCATTTTCATTGACCGCATTGCTTTTTTAGGTGGTGGTCGCAACGAAGCACCATCCATCTATGTTGGTGCAGCCGCAAAAACTGAGAAACTAAGCACTCAGGAAATTGACAATCTTTTGCTTGAGTACACTGAGGCGCAATTGGCTTTGGTCAAGTTGGAAGCGAGAAACGACAAGAACCATCAACACCTTTATGTGCATTTGCCTGACCGCACCATAGTTTATGACGCATCCGCATCTGAGGCATTACAGACTCCTGTTTGGTTCACCCTGACCACAACCCTAGCAGGATTTGCACAATACCGAGCCAGAAACATGGTTTGGGTGTACGACAAGTGGATGGTTGGCGACCCGCAATCCACCAATATTGGTTACTTGGTTCAAGACACAGGCCACCATTGGGGTCAGCAGGTGCGATGGGAATTTGGCACATTGATTGTCTACAACGAAAGCAATGGGGCAATCTTCAACGAGATGGAACTTGTGAGCCTTACGGGTAGCATTGCGCTTGGCAAGAATCCGCAGATCAGCACCAGTTACTCTTTGGATGGGCAGAGTTATTCACAGGAAAAGTTTATCTCTGTCGGAACGATTGGCAACCGCCAAAAACGTCTTGCATGGTTTCAGCAGGGTCACATGAGGAACTGGCGCATACAGCGTTTCCGTGGCGATAGTGATGCCCATGTGTCTTATGTGCGCCTTGAGGCACAGATTGAAGCATTGGCATACTGATGGCAACCGCACCAGTTTCCCGCAGACTTAACTTGACCCGTGACCAGCTTGCGGAGTTCTTGACCGATCAGCAACAGATTAGACAGTTTGAGTTGTTGTTTTCTACTGTCGATACTTTGCAAGTTATTGTTGGGACTGATTTTGAATATCAAGCAGACACGGCAGCGGCAACAGCAAACGAGGCATTGGCACAATTAAGTGCATTGGCTCAAGATACCGCAGTCGATGACGCTGTGCTTAATGCCAAGATTCAGCAGACATTGGATGCCATTCCAAGATTGGCTCAAGCATTAGATTTGCTTGCACTTGCCCCTGTGCGTAATAATATCGAACTTGAGCACGATGTAAATGGCATCTTGCCTTATGCAAACCAAACCCCAAGGGTGCGATCTAATCAGGTGCTGATATGGCTTTCGATGTAATTACCCCTGTTAAATTAGGCCAAGCCGCCATCACTACTGGCGTGACTACGCTGTACACCGTACCAGCCAGCACACGCACGTTGCTCAAAGAATTTAGCATTGCCAACACAACGGCATCCGCCATCAATGTGAGAGTCTTTTTAGTTCCATCAGCAGGTTCGGCTGGAACTGGAAATGCTTTCCTATACGATGTGCCTGTGCCAACTGCCAATGCCTTGCAATACAACGGCATTGAAGTATTGAATGCTGGCGACACTATTCAAATTCAGGCAGCATCAACTGGCCTCACAATCATCGCAAGTGGTGGCGAAGCCACATAAGGAGTATGAAATGACCGTATCAATCAAGGTGCTAATACCACCAAAGCAAGCCGAAAACACTCAAACAACACAGTACACAGCTGTGAACTGTAAAGCGATCATTGACAAATTCACTGCCACCAATACCACGGCAGGAAATGTGACGATCAGCGTTAACTTGGTGACCAGTGGCGGCACAGCAGGAACAGCCAATCTGATTGTGGACACACGAAGCATTGCACCAGATGAGACCTACACATTCCCTGAATTAGTTGGGCAAGCATTGGAGTCTGGTAGTTTCATATCCACGATTGCCAGCGCAGCCACATCTTTAACCATCCGAGCATCAGGCCGAGAAATCACTTAAAGGAGCACAGCATGAAAGAATTTATGGTTATCCCACGGGGCTTTAATGGCTTGCCGATGGAAGAAGAATTTTTGACCAACGCAGAGAATAAAAAGAACTATGCCGTTGCGGTCGCTGATTGGAACTATGGCCCTGAAATGCCAACCAATGAGCCTGGTGCAAATAAGGAGTTCTATGCTGGGTTGGCAGAGGCCATGCAATGCGATGAAAAAGACGCAAGACGCAAGCATTGCTCTAACTGCGAATATTACGACAACAGCTTTATGACTCAAGTCAGAATTGAGCGCATCCCAATGGCGGCCTATGACAAAGGCGCAGGATTCAGGGGTCACTGCGAAAAGCTGAACTTTATCTGCAACGATATGCGGGTTTGTCAGGCTTGGGAAGACAGAGAATATGAGGATTGACCTTTTGTCAATTTGTGCGAAAATCAAGCCGCTGAGTTCTGGCATCCAGCGGCCTGCCCTAATTAGGAGTTGTGCATGGTTGTCCAAATAATAGATGCAAAAGTCCCTGCTGACCATTTGCCTATTTATCGCTTAGAAGGTGCTCTTTTACAGCTTCCCCAAGTGGATATGCCTATTCAGCACGCATTTTGTGCTGGTCTTTACGCACGAACAATGCACATTCCTGCTGGCACTATCCTGACTGGTGCAATCCACCGAGAGGAATCATTCTTCTTGGTACGCAAAGGTGAATTGATTATTAGCACAGACAATGGCCCATGCACTCTAAGATCAGGTGATATGAGCGTTTCTAAGATTGGAACTAAACGTGCTGGCATTGCCTTGACCGATGTCGAGGTAACTACATTTCATGCAAACCCAACCAATGAGCAAGAACCACAAAAATTATGGGACTTGTTTACCATTCCAGCGCCAGCACCAACTCTTGAAACTGCACAGAAAGCGCAATTGGAGGAATCAAAATGACATTCGGATTATCAGGAGCAGCACTGGCAGGCATTGCAGTTGGTGGTGCAACGCTTATCTCTGGCTTGGCTCAATCAGAGGCAGCAGAAAGCGCAGCAGCAGCACAAACAGGTGCAGCTCAAGCAGGTATTGAAGAACAACGCAGACAGTTTGATGCTTTACAAGCGCTATTAAAACCCTATGTAGAGGTTGGTGCGCCAGCAATGGCTCGTTTTCAAGCATATGGTGAAGCAGGGCCAAAAGCATTTGAACAACAGCAAGCATTAGCGGGTATTCTTGGCCCTGAGAGACAGAGAG